TGTGGCGGTTGAGCAGGCGGACACGCTGCATTTCCGCGTCATGGAGCATCTTCCGGGAAACCGGGTACGTTTTGGTTGCCATTCGAAATCCCTCCATTGTCGATTGTTGACCTCATTTTACCCCGAAAGGTTTACCTCGTCAACCCAAACATTCGTTCTATTTTCGAAAAAATTGTGCTGACAAGTCACCCCGCCATGTCGCCATGTGTAGATTCCTCCCGTACGAATGCCCACATATAGTGAGCAGGGTTTAACGTTATTCGCGCTCCATCCGTCATTTTGGGGGCGATTAACGTTAAACCATAACGATATCGAGCGAAATTTTAACGTTAAGGAGGAGGAGGGCGTGATCTTTGGCAAAGCCGCTGAAAATCGTCCAGCTCAATCTGCAGGCGGTTGTCGCTGCCGGGATCAACGCCGGGAAGAATCCGCAGCAGATCGCTGAAGACTGTTCGGCGGCCGCCAACCAGAAAATCAGTCACATGGCGGTGGTCCGATACCTGGAGGCGACAGGCGGAAAGGCCGGCGCGATCCGCGCGGCCAAGGAGGCCGAAAAACATCGGTTGGCGTTCGATCCAAAGCGACCGAAGCGACCGGCGTCGCTCGAGGTTCGCCGCGAGCAGTCGCACAAGGTCGCCCGGATCCTCGATCGCGACATCGACCTTATCGAGCTGCAGTATCAGACGACGCAGACGCTTGCCGGCCGGTTCGACTGGATCCTCGATTTGCCGGACATTGTCGAGGCGCGGTTCCAGCAGCTCGCCGACGAGCTGCGAGACGGTGGTGTGGATCTGGATTATACGGCGATGTCGCAGTGGGCTGCCGGATTCGCCGAAGACATCCGGCGCAATGTCTCAACGCTCGCCACGCTGAACCGCGAGCTTCGCGAGAACAGCAAATTTATTGCAGAGCTAAGGGAAAAAGCGTTTGAGTTTAACCTGATACAGGAATACCTGTTCCTGTTCCTCGACGCGTTCCGCCGCGCCGAGGCCGAGATCCACGGATCAAGCGCGGCGTTCGAGTGGGCCGAGCAGCACATCGCCGCGAATCCGCGCATGCAGCGGATAGTCGAGCAGCAGCGCGAGCTGCGCGGTTATGCCGAGGGGTGAGGCGACATGTTGCTTGCGAAGATCCACGAGCGCATCAAGGAGTCGGTGCAAGTCAAGTACCGGCCGGTGTGGACCCCGGAGCCGCGCCGGTACATCGAGGACCGAATATACATTCGTACCAAGGACAAGCGCGTCACCCTGCTGCGGTTCAATCCGATCCAGGACGCATACTGGCGCGCGAAGACGAAACGCGACATCATCCTCAAGGCTCGCCAGCTCGGGTTCTCGACCCTGACGCTGGCGCGTTTCTTTGAGCGAGCAGTCAACGAGGAAAACATCACGGTTGCGATCGTGGCGCACGATTCGGAGAGCACGCAGAAACTCTTTCAGGCCGTCCAGCTCATGTATGAGCGGCTCCCGGAGGCGAAGAAAGAGCAGCTCAACAACGGGAAGAACCGGCCGAAGTACGGTAACCGCAAGGAATATTATTTCGTCGGAACCAATTCGCGCATCATCGTCGGCACGGCCGGGTCGAAGACCTTCGGCCGCAGTATGACGATCAACTACCTGCTCTGCTCCGAGGTGGCGTTTTGGCCGAACCCAGAGGAGATCATGACCGGGCTCCTGCAAGCCGTACCGCCGGACGGCGAGGTCGTGATCGAGTCCACGGCCAACGGCGTCGGGAACTACTTTCATCAGACGTACGACGAGGCTGTGCGCGGGCTGAACAACTGGACACCGCACTTTTTCGGCTGGCACCAGCACCCGGAGTACCGCCTGCCGCTCGCGCCGGGGGAAGTACTGGAATACGACGAAACCGAGTTGGAGCTCATCGAGAAGTATCAGCTGACGCCCGAGCAAATCAAGTGGCGCCGCTGGAAGATCAGCGAGATGCCGTCCAGACCGGACATGAGCAAAGAGGATGCATTTAAGCAGGAGTATCCGGCGAACGCGCTCGAGGCGTTCATTCTTTCCGGCACACCGGTGTTCGACACGCGGATGGTCATGGCGCGAATCGAGCTGCTGGAAGCGCGGTACAAGGAGCAGCCGCCGCTCCGCGGGAACTTTACGTTCGATTACGTTGGCGAGAAGATCGTCGATTCGTCGATCCGGTTCGTTCCGGATCCGAACGGCTACGTCACCATTTACCGAGCGCCGGAGCCGCGCCGGCCGTACGTGCTCGGCGGCGACACGGCCGAGGGCGGCAAGGACTATTCCGGCAGCCATGTGCTGGACAACATCACCGGCGAGCAAGTGGCGGTGTGGCACGGGCACATCGACACGGATCTGTATGCCAAGCAAATGTACTGCCTGGGTAAATTCTACAACTACGCGCTGGCCGCGATCGAAATCAACTTTGACCTGCACCCGGTCAAGGAGCTCGAGCGGCTCGGTTACTGGAACCAGTACCGGCGCGAGGTACTGGACAACTACAACGAGCCCGAGCAGCAAAAACACGGGTTCCGGACGACGTCGGTCACGCGGCCGGTCATCATTGCCGATCTGGTCGAGATTGTCCGCGAGCACATCGAGCTGATCAACGACATCGAGACATTGCGCGAAATGCTGACGTTCGTCCGGACCGAGAGCGGCAAGCCGGAGGCGCTTCCGGGCAAACACGACGACTTGATCATGGCGCTGGCGATCGCGCACCATGCTCGAGGTCAGCAGTCCATGCAGCTCGTACCGGAAGACTATTACGAACCGGAATACGAATCCGCATTCGGAAGGGCGGGATACTGATGCCGCAGCGCACCGTGCGAATACGATACTCGGACGATGACCTGATCGGCGTCATGGTCTACGTCACCTGCCCGAGCTGCGGATCAAGGGAATTCGTGACGACACACAATGCTGATGTTCACGCTATCCGTGAATGCTCGGTCTGCGGCCGCCCGCTGCTCGTGATTTCGGGCTCCGGTCATATGTACTATGTCGGCCGCCCGGTGCTGGAAAGGAGGGTTGTCCGTGGCGAGCTTTAAGCAGCGCCAGAAGAACCTGCAGAAATACATTGATCGCATCCAATACGCCGAGCAAAAACGGGATTCGTTTTGGCGCGATCAGTGGCTCAAGGACTACAAGCGATACCGCAACTACGTCGACCAGCTCAGAGATCCCAAGACCGGCAAGCCGGTCAAGCCGCGCGGCTCCACGCTTTCGATCCCGTACAGTTTCACGATGGTCGAGACGGTCCTCCCCCGTCTCGTCGAAACGTTGTTTGCGGCGCGTCCATACGTCACGCTCAAGGGCCTGCCGCCGGGCCGCGGTCGGCTGACCAGTTCGCCGGACGAACTGCGCGAGATGATCGCCGCCGGGCACCGTCCATGGGAAGACGCGGCGAAGAAAATGGAGATCCTGATCGACTATCAGCACAACGTACCGATGGACATTCAGGACATTTTCGCCGAGGGGCTCAAGATGCTCTGCATCTACGGCACGGCGGTCGCGTACACGACATGGAAGTACCGCGAGCGAACAGTCACTCGCAAGGAGCTGCAGCCGGTGCTGACGGACGAGGTGGACCCGGAAACCGGCGATAAGATCCCGCTACTGGACGACGACAACAATCCGATCATGGATTGGCAGACCGTTGAGGTGGTCGAGAAGGTATATGACGATCCTGAGGTGCAGTTTATCGACCTCGGGCTCTTTTACGTCGACCCGAACGCGAAGGATATCGACGACGCGCGGTACTGCGGTCATGACTGTTTTGTGTCGAAGGCCGAGCTCAAGGAGATGGAGCGCCAAGGGATCATCCGCGTTGACTGGCGACAGCTGGAGAAGGACAGCGGCCGGGTCAACGAGGCGCGGAACTACAGGATGACGGCTGTCGGGCTGCCGAGCGTGACGGATCAGGAGAATCTGAACCAGAACGACGACGATCTGTACCAGCTCACCTACTATTGGGAAGACGACCTGCGCGTGCTGATCCTGAATCGCTGTCAGATCGTGGCCGAGGGTCCGAACCCGTACTGGCACGGCAAGAAGCCGTATGACAAGGACGTGTATTGCGAGATTCCAGGCGAGTTCTACGGGCGCGGCATCATGTCCATTACCGAGGACCTTCAGGACGAGCTCAACGTCGAGCGTAACCAGCGGATCGATTACCGCGCTTTGTCGATGCGGCGGATGTGGAAGGCTCGCCGATCTGCCAACATCAAACGCGAGGAACTCGTCTGGCGACAAGATGGCGTTGTTCACGTGGACAGCAAAGACGATCTCGAGCCGCTCCCGGCCCCGGATGGCGCGCTGGCGGGATCGTTCAACCAAGAGGCGACGATCAAGCAGGACATTCGCGACGCGATCGGCGCGCACGACATCGTGATGGGTACCGGATCGGGTGGAACGGCGACCGAGGTCATGGCGCGCGACAACAACGCCGCCATCCGGTTCCGCATGTTGATTTCGAGCATCGAGAAACGGTTGTTGTTGGGCGTCACGAGGAAAATGATCCAGATGAACCAGCAGTTCATCGACGACATCCGCCTGATCCCGCTGTTCGACCAGAACACCGAGAACTGGCCGATCATTACGCCGGAAGAGATCCAGGGCGAGTTCCACCTGATACCGGCCGGCTCGTCGGTCGAACCGATGGCGAACAAAGAGGCGTTCAAACAGCGGCTGGTCGAGCTGTACAACCTCGTATCGCGCGATCCGTTCTTCGTCCAGTTCCCGGGAAAACGTCGCAACCTGCTGAAGAAGGTGTTGGAGGCGTTCGACTTCACCGATACCGACGACATCCTGCCGACCGACGAGGAACTGGCGGGCATGGTGCAGCAGCAGGCCGTGCAGGAATGGATCGCCACGCTGCCGCCTGATGCGCAGCAAATCCTCGCCGCTCTGTTGCCGGCGGCGCCGGAGCCGGCCGGCCAGCAGCCCGCCGCTCCGCCTCCTGCTTCACTGTTCCCGGTCGGTGGCGCGGCGAACACGGCGTCGATGCAGGAAATGGGCCTGCAAATGATGCAGGGAGGTGTGCCGGGTGGACAAGCGTGAGCTGGCCGAGGCGCTTCGACACATGTGCGAGACGACCGGGTGGCAGTTCGTCGAGCAGCACATTCGCGAGCGCGCGGCGGACAGCAGGCAACGCCTCATGGATTGTGGCACCTGGGACGATGTCAACAAGCACCGCGGCGAAGTGAACGCGCTCGAAGGGTTGCTCGCGTTCGTCCAGCGCGGCCTTGAAGGGGGTGAGGACGAGGATGACACCTGAGCAAATCGCAAGGATCTGCCACGAAGTCAACCGCGCGTATTGCCAAAGCATCGGCGACGATTCGCAGCCGAAATGGGATGATGCGCCGGATTGGCAGCGGGAAAGCGCGATCAACGGCGTTCTTTTCCATTTGGAGAACGACGTAACGCCGGAGCAGTCGCATGAGAACTGGATGCGGGAGAAGGTGGCGGCCGGGTGGACTTACGGCCCGGTCAAGGACCCGGAGAAGAAGCAGCATCCCTGCATGGTTCCGTACCATGAGCTGCCGCTCGAGCAGCGGACGAAGGACTACCTGTTCAAAGCAGTCGTCGACTGCTTCAAATGACGCGGGCGCGATGAGACTTCGCGCCCGCAACAAAAACCACGGTGGAATGGCCCGATAGGGCTTTTTTCTATTCCACGAAAGGAGCATTTCCCATGAGCATTTTCGGCGATGAAACGATAACCCCGCCGTCAGCCTCCCCGGAAGCCGGACAAGAGGTTGTTGGGGCCGTTGATCCCGAGCAAAGCAATCCCGACTTCGACGATCCTGAGGAACAACAAGACGAGGGCGAAGAAGAACCGGAGGACGATCCGTCCCCGGATGGAACCGGACAAGATGGAAATTTGATCCTCGGTAAGTTCAAGAGTGTCGACGATCTGGCGAAGGCGTACCTGAACCTGCAGCGGCAGTTCACGCAGGAACGCCAGCGGCAGGCACAGACCCAGAACCCGCAACCTCAGCCCCCGGCCCAGCAGCAGACTGGACAACCGGATCTGAACAAGGTGTTCTGGGACCGGTTCAAAGTCGACCCGATCGGCGCGATCCAGGCGGTCGCGCTCTATGTCGCCCAACAGCAAACGGCGCCGATCATTGAGCGTCAAGTGACGGCGACCGTATCGCAGAACCTCGCTGCGGTGGCACGGGAATACCGACAACTCCAGACGCAGGAAGGCATGAAGCAGCTCTACGAGCGCGTCGCCGAGATTGCGGAGGAGCTCGGCAACCCGCAGCTTGCCCAGCAGCCAACGTTGCGCGTGCTGCGCATGGCGGCCTCCGAGCTGTGGGGCGACACCAAGGCGCAAGTCTACCAGAAGGCCAAGCAGGCCGGCCGCGCGGAAGCCGAGCGCACGCGGCAGGCCAAACAGGGCCTCGGTGTCCAGGGCGTCGCCGCAAAGCGGCAGCCCGACACACCCAAGACGCCCGAACAGGAGATAATGGATGGACTCCTCTCTGCCGCGCAAGACGGCGGCCTGTTCGGGTGAATCCACGAACAGGAGAGTGAAAACCAATGGCTGTCGTAACGGGTGTACGCGACACACGAAACATCACCCAAAACAAAATCGTCGTGGACATGAGCGAGAAAATCGCGCTCCTGCAGCCGAACGCGGAGCCGTTCCTCGCGTTTCTCAAGATCGCGAAGCGGAACACGGAACCGACGCACAACCCCAAGTTCGAATGGATGGAGGATGACCTCCTGCCGCGCTGGGATGCGATCAACAACGGCGGCGGCTATCCGAGCAACGCCACGAGCATCGTCGTCGACAACGCGAACTACTTCACGAAGAACGACATCGTGAAGGTGCCGCGCACCGGCGAAGTCATGCTCGTGACGAACGTCGATGTCGCAACGAACACGCTGACGGTCGTCCGCGGTTACGGCGTCACGACGGCGGCGAATCTGGATGATAACGATCCGCTCGTCATCATCGGCAACGTCAATGAAGAAGGTTCCGGGACGCGCGAGATCAAGTCGACGCTGGAAGTGCCGAAGTACAACTATACCCAGATCTTCAAGACGCCGTTCGCTGTCACGAACACCGAGAAGGCCACGAAGATGTACGGCGGTAAGGACATCAATTACCAGCGGATGAAGGCCAGCATCCAGCACAGGGTGGACATGGCCCGCGCCTTTGTGTTCGGCGAGCGCAAGGAAGATCTGTCCGGTCCCCATCCGAAACGCGCTACGGGCGGGCTGCTTTCCTTCCTCACCGAGAACAATTACGACGCCGGCGGCCAGCTCACGCAGACGGAGTTCGACAATAACATCAGCGAGGTCGTGTTCAAGTACGGATCGAAAAGGAAGATCCTCCTGGCTTCGGCGCGGTTGCTCTCAATCATCAACTCCTGGGCGTTGGGCAAGCTGATGATCGACGAGGAGGCCAAGAAGTACGGGCTCGCGATTTTCCGGTACATCACGCCTTTCGGCGAGTACGCGATCATGAACTACCAGCATATCCTCGAGGGCGCGGTGTACGGCGGATATGGGATCGTGATCGATCCGGAGAACGTGAAATACCGTCCGTTGGCCGGCCGCGACACGAAGCTGGAAACGAACATTCAGGCAAACGACGAGGACCAAACGAAGGAGCAGTACATCACGGAAGCCGGCCTCGAAGTGCGCCTGCCGAAGACGCATGCCGTGATCACCGGCGTGACGAGCGCGGCGTGACGGTCAGAACGGAAAGGAGTCATGGATCATGGCGAAGTTCCAGAGCAGATGCCCGAATCAGGTTCTCTGCATCAAGCCGGCGCGGAACACCGTTGTCGACGGCATCGTTGTCCCGGTCCCGGGCGAGCATATCCGTTTCGAGAACGGATTCTGCGAGCTCGATGACAAGGCGGACAAAGACAAGATCGAATACCTGCGCCGGCACCGGCTGTTCGGGACGGCGATCGTCGAGATCAAGAAGCAGGATACGCAGCCGGTTTAGCGCCACAAGGCAGGACGCAAGGGGTGGGACGCCCTCTCGTCCTGCCTTTTCTCATTTATGGGGGTGGTCATCGTGACGCTGGACGAAATGCTCCAGCAATGCGCCACGGATCTCGACGAGACCCTGACCAAATCGGCCAACGGCACGTACGAGGGTGAGGCGCTCGCGCTGGCACAGAAAATCATGGCCGGGATCAACTACGCCTACCACAAGATCGCGCGTGAGAAGCACGTCCTGACGCGCCGGGAGGCGATCACGCTGGACGAGAGGCGATCGTTCGACTTCGCAGCGTTTCCGGATCTGATCAAGCTGTTCAACGTCTATGACAAGCACGGTTGCCCGGTGTACTGGATCATCCGCAACCAGACGATCGGGTATTTCCCGGACAGCTGCGCGGGCGACGAGCTGATGGCCGAAATCTCATATTTGCCGCCCCGCCTGACGCTGTACGACCTGAACGCCTCCCCCCTGTTCCCGGAGACGCGCGTCGATCACATGGTCCTGTGCTACTACGCCAACTTCTACGTCCTCAGTCTTGAGCCGGACAACGAGACGCGGGAGAAGGCGGCGACATTCCTCGGGCTGTTCAATGACGGGTACGCGAATATCCGTCAGAACATTTCCGAGCACCTGATCTTCCGGGTGGAGTGATAGACGATGGCGATCATCATTAATCGGCCGCCTCGGATGCCGGAACCGGCAGAACTGAAGCTCGGCGTCGGCTCGAACATCTTGCTCGATGGCGGCATCAACCTGCGCAACGATCCGACACAGATCCAGGACAACCAGTCGCCATTTATGCAGAACATGCTGCCCTACGACAACGGCTCGATCCTCGGAAAGCGTCCGGGGCAGCGGTACGTCTATTCGACTTCGCTCGGCTCCGGGGGGATCAACGGCGCGTACGAGCGGTTATGGTCCGGGGAGAAAGTCTTCGCCTGGGGGACGGCGATCTATCGGCAGGACGGCAGCAGCGCGCCGGTAGCGATCATGTCGGGTTTGTCCAACCGGAAGGGGAAGTTCTATCCATTCAACGGGAAGCTGTACTACATCAACGGCGCCGACTTTGTCGAGATCGACGAATCGTTCATCGCGTCCGCCGTGACGCCGTACGTGCCGACGCTGCTCATTTCGACTCCGCCGGACGGCGGCGGCACGCCTTACGAGCAGGCTAATCTCCTTACACCTCGATTCAAGATCAGCTTCAGCTCGGACGGATCGGCAACGAAGTATTACCTCCCGTTCACCGGGCTCGATCCGGATCCGGTCACAATCGAAGTAAATGGCGACCCGAAAACCGAGGGTGTTCATTTCACTGTGGACCGATCGGCAACGCCTTACGCATACGTGGACTTCGCTGGAGGATCGTCGCCGCTCGGCGCTATCCCGGCCGGCGCGCCGAATAACGTCATCGTGACCGCGGCGAAGACGGTCGCCGGCAACGCGGCGAAGATCAAAAACTGCCGCTATTTGATCGACTACGGCGGCGAGAACGACACGCGGCTCTTTGCCTGGGGCAATCCGAACTATCCGAACCGGGTGTTCCGCAGCGGGCTGCTGGACGCCTCGTACTGGCCGGAGAACGAGTTCTCGGACGTGGGGTCCAGTTCGGAGGCCGTCGTCGCCTGCGCGAAACACTACGACAAGCTGGTGTACTTGAAGGAGCGTAGCCTGTACTTTACCGTGTACAGCAACCCGGTGACACAGGGATTCTGGGGAGCGACGCAGATAGGGGCAAGCTTTCCGCTCTATCCGATCAACGCGGCCGTCGGTTGCGACATGCCGGACACCGTGCAGATCATCGACAACAACGTGGTCTTTTTCAACAGTCGGACCGGGGGTCACATTCTCGTCTCGACGCAGATCAAAGACGAGCGCAACGTCTTCCCCATCGCCGGAAACATTCTGCCGGCTCTGCTTGCCCACAGCCCGGCGGAGCTGGCTGCTGCGTCGAGCGTGGACCACGACGGGCGGTATTGGCTCTGTGTTGGCGATGCCGCGTACGTCTGGGATTACCGGATCTCGCCGTATGTGACCACGGGCGATGTCTCAACGGACGAAGCGCGTCTGAGCTGGTTTCCGATGACCGGGATCAACGCGGCCTGCTGGATCCAGGACGGTCCGGATCTGTATTACGGCGCCCGGGATGCCGGTCGGCTCGTCGAGTTCCACAACAACTACAACGACTTCGGCAGTCCGATAGACGCCGTATGGCGATCGAAGCGCTGGAACTTCAACTTGCCTCACTGGCTCAAGACGATCAAGAAGGCGTGGTTCACGGCGAAAGCCGGCGGCTATTCGAAGTACACGATCCGGTATATCAGCGAAAACGGTGAGACGGTCGCGGTGGAAGAAGTGAACGTGAACTCGTTCCGCTGGAACACCGCCGCCTGGGACACTTGGACATGGGGCGTCAACGAGTACCCGCCGCCGATACTGATCAAGCCGAAGGCGAAGAAAGTTGTGTACTTCCAGATCGAGTTCCAGAATAACAGGCTGAACGAGATCCTTGCGCTCATAAACATCGTGGTGCCGTTCATGATCGTAAGCAAGGTGAAGTAAAGGGGGATAACGAAGGATGCCGTTTCAATTTAACCCGCCGGACGGGTTCAAAAACAAGACGGCTTTCCCGACAACACCGGCCAGCGAGGATGAGTTCCGTGCGCAAATGTGGGCGCCGTTCGAGCAGGTTCGGGATTACATCAACCAGCATCTTCCGACGCTGGACACGCCGTCGATGGGGTTGTATCGCAACGCCATCATCAACGGAAACTTCGATGTGTGGCAGCGGGGGACGAGTTTTTCGAATCCCATGTCCGGAACGTATACGGCTGATCGGTGGATAAACTTGTACGACGGCACCGGACAACAGCATACGATTTCACGGCAATCCTTTATACCCGGCCAGACCGATGTGCCGAACAACCCCAGCTATTTCGTGCGGGTGTCCGTCACGAGTGCTGCATCAGGTCAGACATTCAATGTACTGCATCAACGCATCGAATCGGTCAGGACGTTTGCCGGAAAAACGGTCACGATTTCTTTCTGGGCGAAGGCAGACGCCGCACGGACGTTGGCCGCGAAATTTTTTCAGAACTTCGGCTCTGGTGGGTCATCTGTTGTCGGGATATCGGGTGAAAGCTTCAACTTGACGACAAACTGGCAGAAATTTTCTTGCACGGTTACGATACCATCGATTTCCGGCAAGGTTATTGGGCCGGGAGACAATTTGGGTGTGGAGTTCTTTTTCCCTGTCGGGGAGACGTTCGTTATCGACATCGCCCAAGTCCAACTGAATGAGGGGAACGTCGCCCTGCCATACCAACCGCGCAGCTTCGCGGAAGAGTTGGCGCTGTGTCAGCGGTACTTTGAAAAGAGTTACGACATCAACACAGCGCCTGGTTCAACAAATATCAATGGCATGATTCAATTCAATTCCGGGGTGCCAACAATAAATCCGATTTACATTCCCGTTCAGTTCAAGGTTGCCAAAAGGATTGCTCCGACTGTGACTTTGTACGACGGTGCAGGTGCACCGGGAATGGTGTATAAAGGCGGAAATGGCAAGACCGCATCTCTTTCACGGGTAGGCGTGTCCGGGTTTGTTGGTGGAACGGCAGATTCCACCAATTCTTCGGACTTGGTGTTCCATTACACCGCCGATGCTGAATTGTGAGGAGGATAACGATGTACTGTCACTATATCCGCTTGAACGGATCCGGGATCATCGTCCACGGATTCAGTGACGCTTTCGAGGCGCCACAGCCCGGCGACATCCTGATTGTCGAGGACGGGCCGCGCCACTTCCACGAGGCATTCCCTGATCCTCTCCAAAACGAGAGAGGACAATTCCGCTTCCGATGGGCGGATGGCCAGATCGTCGAGCGCACGCAACAGGAACTCGATGCCGAATGGGCACAGCGCCCGCCGGCCCCGCCGACGCTGGAGGAACGCGTAAAGGCCACCGAGGATCTTCTGCTCAACATCCTGTTGGGAGGCGGTTGACGATGTCGGAAGCAGCGAAGAATTTTCTCTCGTCTCTATGGCGCCAATGCCGGATCGGAGAAACGGAAGTGCAACAAGCACACCAGATTGGACGCATCACTCAACAGGAACGAGACGAGATCCTCTCCACGCCGCGTGCGTGCGATTAATGAGGTGATGAAATGGCGATCCTCAACGCGGCTTTACTTGCAGATGCGATAGCCAAACAGACAACTAAATCGACATCTGCTTCGTCGTCGAATACAAAGTCAACAACATCTACGACAACGAAAAGCACCAGCACACCTGTCGTATCTTCAACTACTGCTTTGGCCGGAACTGCAGCGATGCTTCCCGCCGCTCTGCCCGCCCCCAGCACGACAACAACGGCCTCGACATCGTCAACATCGTCGAGCAAATCTGCTACGGCACCGGTGAGCAGCGCGCCTGCACCGAGCACATCGCTCGACACGGCGGAGATCAAGCGGAAGGCCGAGGCGGGTATCCCGCTGACGAACCCGACACCGGAGGCGATGGCGCTCTATCAACAGTACCAGGCAGCTGCGGCGAAGTCGCAGCCTGCTACAACTTCGACCGCCACACCGGCGTCGGCGTCCTCCGCTTCCCTTCCGCCCGGGTACGTCACAAGCCAGCAGCAGCGGTACATTGAGGCGGTGAAGGCCGGAGACCAAGACCTGATCCAGCGTCTTCAGGCCGATGCTGCCCGTGTAGGGTACACGCTGCCGAATGTCGAGAACGCAAGAGAAGCGTATTTCCAAGCAAACTACGGCGGTACGGACGCTTATGTGGCGGGGCAAGTCGCCCGATACACGGAGGCAGCGGCGAAAGGCGACACGGACCTGATGCGGCGAATTGAAGAGGATGCCCGGCGTGTCGGATATACGCTCCCCAACGTCCAGCAGCAACAGCCGGCGTTGCAACCGCTGCCGACCAATCAGTTGATTGGCGCAGGCGCAGGGCCGCAACCTGTGATGACATCTCCCACCAACGCGCAGCCGACCGGGTACGTGCCGACGTACACCGGTCCGAATCTCGACGAAATGCGGGCGCAACTTGAACAACTTTTCGCGAGTCGCCAAGCTTCCGAACTCGCGGCGTTGCGCGCCGCGCTAGAAACAGCGCTGGCGGGGTATGCCGCCCAGGAGCGGCAGGCGCAACAGTTGGCGTACAACCAGAGAAACGCGGCGGATGTTGTCGCCGCTCAGGATCAGGCGGCGCTGCGCGAGCTGCTCGCCAACCTCGGCATGACCGGCGACGGCCAGAACTTGACAGCGCAGGCGGCGCAGGCCGCGTCCCGCCTGCAGGCGATCGGCGCGATCAACCAGCAGGAAGCGGACGCCCTGATGAGGATTGCCGAGCAGCGCTCGGCCCTCCAGAACAGCGCCGCACAGCAGGAACAAGCGCTTATTCAGGCGATCGGTGCGGACAAGGCGGCCGCGCTGCTCGACCTGCTTCAATACGGCGATACGCGGGCCTTCGAGATGGAGCAGCTCAACTATGGCCGGTACCGCGACGCGATCGAGGACCAATTTCGGCGGGATGCGCTCGATTGGCAGCGTCAGATGGATCTCGCGGCGCTGCTCGGCGTATACAACGGCCAGCCGACGCTCGCTGGCCGATCGGCCGCGCTGGCGGAGCGGCAGGCGAACCTCGACGCCGCGCTCGCGGTCGGAGCTGTAACCGGCCGGCTGGTCTCTCCGCAGGCCGACTGGAGCGGTCTGTTCAGGCAGGCGGCGGACCCGTCAACGCCGCTCAATCTTACCGGTCAACGGTACCAGCTCGACTATGATCAGTTGATGGCTGCGCTGACTGGCCGGCTGCCGGACGGATCGCTCACGGTGTCGGAGCAACAAAGGCAGTTTGATAACGAGATGGCGATGCGCCAACTCGAGTCCTTACTCGCTCAGCGGCGGTTCGATAACGACCTCGCGCTGCGGAAATTCGAGGAGGATGTCCGGCGGTTTGGTCTCCAATATGCGCTGGATCAGGCTCGCCTCGAGGCGGATCGTTCGGCGCCGCAGGTTACACAAAGCGCTCTGAACCAGATCATCGACAACATCAATGCGATGTATACGCAGTACAACCCGCAGACGGGCATGCGCACGGTTACGAATCCGCAGGCGGTCCGGACGTACATTCTGGCGCTGAACCTGAGCGACGATCTCACCGACCAACTTTTGACATACTACGGTTTGCCGACCCGGTAGGGGGTGAACAAAAATATGGCGAGCAAATATGACGAGGAGCGGCGGCGTCTCGGTCTGCGAGTCAGCAGTGAGATCACTGACGCTTCTGTATCCCCGGTCCAGGTTGCGACGGTTGGCGATCCGAACAGTAAATACGCACGTGAACGAGCCATCATTTTCGATCCGGTGGCGCGGGAACAGGAAATGGCGGGCCGCGCCGCCGCCGTCAAGGCGCGGGAGGAGCGCGAGCGCGAGCAATTTTTCCGCGGCGCGGAGGAGTTGGGCCGGGCGCATGCTCTCCAGAAGCGTGAGCAGCGCGAGCGCGAGCAGTTCGAGCGTTCCGCTCGCGAGCTGGAGAAGCAGTACAGGTTGAGCCAGCGCTCCACGCTGGAGAAAGCATGGGACCGCATGTTGAACATCGGTCGTGACATCGTGGATCAGGTTGAAGCGTTCCAAGGCGCTGGCGCGAACGCAATTACGTTCGGCCTTCACAACTGGCTGGCGAGGCGTCAGGGACGCGAGGAGCTGATTGAAAATCAGGAGCATTTGTTCGGTGGCAAAGTGGGAGAGTTCGTCGGCGAAACGCTCGGCATCGGTGGAGCGTATGGTGCAGCGAGCCGGGCCCTGAGGCCGGTTACCTCCCGCTTGCCACAGCTGGCTGACAAGACCATTGCACCGCTCGCCAGTCGGATGTCGGCGACGACCGGCGCGAGCCTGCGCATGGCGGCTCAGTCAGCCGGACGCGGCGCAGGCATGGCGGCGGTGGGGGCCGGTGCCGGCGGGCTTTATCAAACGGCCGTCGAGGCCGGCGAGGCTGCGTTCGGCGAGAACGACCAGACATTCCGGGAGCGCTTGGGAGACATTGCGGAGAGCGTGGCGCTCGGTGCGATTCTCGATCCGGCCGCCGAAGGGTATCTCGGCGCTCTAGGCAGTCTGCTGCGGCGCTCGTCATCTACTATGCCGTCGCGGGCAGAGAGGCGGCGGGCGCTGGACAGAGAGATTGAGGCGTTCATCGAAAATCTGCAGAAGCAGCCCGCCTCCCCCGCGGTGCACCCAGCCGAGCGCATCGTCCTCGAGATCGGAGACGGCGCTCCAGATCCGCGTCTGCTCGAAGCGGCCGCCAATCAGCGCCGCTTCGAACGCATCCAACAGCAGTACGAGGAAGCGGTTGAGCAGCAGTACCAGCTCCTCAAGCAGCAGATGGAGCAGCGCGGCGGAGTGAGACAAGGCGGCCTGATCCGCACGGAAGATGGCGAAGTTGTCGGGCGGTACGGACGCGTCTCGAACAACCCGCGCTGGTATCAGGAGTTCTACGCGCAGCACGGTCGCAAGCCGACGAACGCCGAGCTGCGCGAACTGGCGCGCCAGCATGTCAACGAAGGGTATTGGGAGGATGGAGATTTCATCCCGCCGTGGCGACCGCCGGAGATCGAAGATATTGACGCCGAGCTGGCATCCATTCGCGAGCTTCGAGAATCGGTCTCGTCCCCGGCCGATCGTGCTGCACTGGATCAAGTTGAGGCGACTCTTGAAAATAGTCGGGCGGAGATTATGAAGCAACTTCCGGAGGGCGTGAAGGCACGCGTGAATACGGCAGCGGTGGCTCCCCCGGCTCAACCCGCCCCTGCGGCGAAGCCGGAGCGAACGATCTCGCGCACGCAGCTCGCGGACAGCTTCCGCAAGAACCTCGGCGTACCGATTGACACCGGACGGATGGGGACCGGCCCCGAAGTGCAGGGCTTCTACAAGACACACCCGGAAGTCATCCGGACGCAGGAGCAGGGCGACTACGATACGCTCGCCCACGAGGCTGGGCATCACCTGACGAAGAAGTTCAACCTGAAAAGCAATCCGGCGCTCGAGGAAGAACTGCTGCGCATGATGGACGAGATGGGCGAGCACAACTACCGGGACTATGATCGTTCAGAATGGTTTGATGAGGGCATCGGCGAATGGTTCCGAATCTACTTCCAGAACCCGCAGCGAGCCCGGCAGCTCGCGCCGAAATTCACCGCACACGTGGAAACTACGCTGCCGAAGAAAGTGCAGCGCGGGATCGCGCGCGTCCAACGTGACGTTGCGACGTGGATCAATCAGGGACCGTACTGGCAGGCCGTCGGCCAGATCGACTTCACCGGCGGAGGCATCGGCAAGCCGGCGAGCTTCAACCGCTGGTATACGCGGTTTATCGACGACTTGCACCCGCTCAAGCTGGCGGAGATGGCGCTGACGGGTCGCGTGGGCGTTGGAAAGGAGTCCCTGTACAAGATGGCCCGGCTGAGCCGCGGCATCGCCGAGCGGGCGAAAATGGCCGTCACGCGCGGTATCTTCGATGACGAAGGCAACAAGCTTGCCGATGGCCTCGTGCAGATCGTTCGGCCGCTCGAAGAGATCGGCATGAAGGAGAAGGACTTCGCGACGTACGTCGCGGTCAAACATGCGCTGGATCTGCAGAAGCTGCATGGCAAGAAGATCCCGTTCTCTGACGAGCAGATCCGGTCTGTCCTGGACAAATGGGATTACAACCCGGTTGTCAAGGAAACGCACCGGAAGTTGATCCAATACAACAACGCCCTGCTTACGTTGCTGGAGGACGCCGGAATCTTGTCGCCGGCCGACGTAGCGAAGCTGAGGCGGAAGTATCCGCATTATGTGCCGTTCATGCGATACTTCGACGACGACGGCGTGGCCGGCTTCCGGGAGGGCGGATACGGCGCGGCGAAGGCGTTTGCGAACATCACCAGTCCGCTGAAACGCATGAGCGAAGAAGGGTCCAGCCGTGCGCTGATCAACCCGATCGAGTCGATGGTGAAGAACACTTTCCTCGTCATGAACGCTGCGGCGAAGAACAAGGTCGGGCTGCAACTGGTGAATCTGACGCGGATCGAAGGGTCCGGCGCGTGGGTGGAGATCGTGCCCGGTCGGAAATCGGTCCGCGAGCACGTCATCGACGTGTTCGTGAACGGACGGAAGCAGGCTGTGAAGGTCCGGGATCCGGACCTGTACGACGCCATGCTGTCGCTGGACTACGAGTCCACCAACTCGCTAATCAAGTTCCTCGGCGGCGTGGCCGGCGTGCTGCGCGCTGGCGCGACGCTGACGCCGGAGTTCATCGTCCGGAACATGTTCCGCGACGTAATGAGCGCGATGACCAACAGCGTGCAGTATGGCTTCAACCCGCTCGACTTCTTCCGAGGATTCTTCCACGTCGTCACCCGGTCCGAAGTGTTCGACCAGTTCATCAACAGCGGCGGCGCGATGGGTACGCTGATGTCCCTAGACCGCGACGCCAACCGGGAAGCACTCAAGGCGGTCTTCCGGCTGAGCCTCCGGGATAAGGCCATGAATGTGGTGACGAGTCCGAAGGAACTGGCGAAGTACCTGAGCGGCTACAAGCTTGTCTCCGGCACGGTAAACCTGCTGCGCAAAGGCGCTGAAATCTCGGAACTCAGCACGAAGGTCGGAGCGTTCGCCAAGGTACTGAAAAAGACAGGCGACCCGTACGAGGCAGCCTACACGGCCCGGGACCTGATGGACTTCAACCGCGCGGGCAGCTCGATACGGCAGGCCAACCGCGCGATCGCATTCATGAACGCCGCGTTGCAGGGCACCGACAAGATGGTGCGGTCCTTCCTTCAGAACCCGGCGAGCTTCATGGTGCGCGCCTTCACGACGCTTGTGCTGCCAGCCGTTGCGATTTATTACTGGAACCGGTTCAACCTGTCGGACGAGGAGCGTGCCTTGTACGAGAACATCCCGCAATGGCAGAAGGACACGTTCTTCGTGATCGGGATTCCCGGCACCGGTGAATTTGTCCGGATCCCGAAACCGTTTGAGGCTGGCGCGCTGTTCGCCACCAGCACGGAGCGCATGCTACGCTGGCTCGAAGAGCACGATCCGGACGCCTTCAACCAGTACGGCCAGACCGTCCTGGAGGCGTTCACGCCACCGATGCTGTTCTCGGCGCTGACGCCGCTGCTCGAGGCGATCACGAACTATTCCTTCTTCCGGAAGTCGCCGATCGTTCCGGCCGGTGAGCAGAACTACGAGAAAGTGGACCAATACGGCGTCTATACGAGCGAGTTGGCGAAGGAGATTGCGCAGTTCATGGCGAGCATCGGTCTCGGTGAGACGAATGCTGCCAGCCCACGCATCATCGACAACACGATCCGTGGCTACACTGCCGGGCTCGGCCAATACGCCGTGGACATCATCGACGAGGGGATCAAGGCCGCCACTGGGCGCGAGACGGTGCCGCAGCCGGCGCGCAAGCCGACAGAGCAGCCGATCGCCCGGTCCTTCTTTGTCTCGACGGCGGGCGGCGGCCAGGTGCGCGACGACTTCTACCGGGAATGGAACCGCCTGAACAAGCGGCGGAACAGCGCCATCATGCGAGCCGAGCTGGCCGCACCGGAGGGAGAGGAAATCGACCGCGACAAGGTGGAGTTCGAGGGCAAGGATCTGTACGAGCGCATGAAGCCGTACAAGAAGGAAATGGACAAGCTGCAGCGTGAATATAAGCAGATCCAAAAGAGCGGATCGCTCACATCGCAGCAAAAACGCTCGAAGCTGGACGAGCTGGATGCTAAAATGAATGCGTTGGCACGCGAGGCCCTCGGAAGGAGGGAGACCGGGTGAAGCAGCGGACGCTGGACGTGATCACGGTCATCATCATCGTGCTGCTCAACGTGTGGCTGCTTCTCAGCGGCGGCGGAACCGGTGGCCGCGGTCACGACTACTACGAAACCCAGATTGATGCCAACTACGAGGATTGAGCCCCGATGACGGGGCTCTTTCCTTTTGCTTCTGGAGGGGTTCGCATGATCGAGATGGATGAAACCGAATTCCTCGAGTCCGACTTCAGCGATGACGCGCTCCGGCTCATCGCCGCCTTATGCGGCTGGCGGACGGCACACAACATGCTGCTTCCTCCCCCGGTCCCGATCCGGCCGGAGGGGGTGAGATCCGGAGCATGTATGATGCGGTTCTGGAAGTGGCTCACACGCTTTGGAAGAACGGCCTCTCGCTGAGTGCGCTCGGCACGGCGGTCTATGTCCTGCTCAAGCAGCGTCGTGTGAAGCGCGTGCTACGTCGCCTCCTACCATGGATTCTGAGTGATGAAAGCGAGGTCAAGGCGTACATCGCCAACCAGCAGATCATTATGGAAAACCAGCGGCGCATCATGGCCGCGCTGGGGGTGAAACCTGCATGTCCGAATGCAGTTACCTCAGAGACATCAACGAGCTTTCCCGTCGGTCGCAGAACGTTCTCTACATTGTCCTGGGCGGCACGATCGCGTGTCCGCGCTGCAGCCGGCCGGGAAACGTCGTCTATCACCAGCTCAACTATTATGAGGAGGATGATTCCCATGAAAAAGTGGATCAAACCTGACACGATCGCAATCATCGGCGGCATCCTCGCCGCGGCGCTCGCCCGGATGCTCGGAGTGGAGATCGAGCCGACCAACTTCGTTGCGGCCGTCGTGGTTCTGGCCGGCTACTTCAAGGCGCACGAATTCATCACGATCGTACGCGACGCGAACGGTCTTCCGGTCAGCTTTCGGGTGAACAGCCGAAAGTTCATATTCACATCCGTCGCCTTCGCGCTGATCGTGGCGGACATCGTGCTTGAGCTCAACCTGGGGAACGAACTGATCTTCGCCATTACGGCCGCCGTGACAGGATACAATTTCGTCGAGGCCCGGAAGGACGCCGCGGAGGCGGAACACGAGGCGGACGAAGCGCGACAGATACATTGAGGGGGCGCTGGCGATGATCGAGATGATCTGGCGCGGCGACCGCATCAGCAATCACGGCGCCCGCGTGCGGAATGGCCAGCAGATCGTGCCGATCGCGATCGTCAATCACATAAGCGCCGGCACAATGAGCAGCATGTATAACCATTTCGCCAATCCGAACAGCTCCGCATCGTCACATTTCGGCGTCGGCAGGGACGGCGTCATTCACCAGTACGTACGGATCGAGCGGGCCGCGTGGACGCAGGGACTCACGACGGAGGCGATCCGCGCGAGTCGGCAGCCGATCGTTCAGCGCATGGGAATGAACCCGAACCTGTATTGTGTCGGGATCGAACATGAGGGTTACGAGATCCGCGAGAAGGGAACCGGTCGGCTGCTCGAGTACCACGGCTTGCAGGGCGAGCTGACGGAGGATCAGTTCTGGGCGAGCTGCTGGCTGCACAAATACATCCAGACTGAAGTGCAGCGCATGTACGGCCATCGCATCCCGCTGAACAGCGAATACGTCCTCGGCCACTTCCAGATTGACCCGGTCCGGAAGCCGTTCTGTCCTGGGCCGAACTTCCCTTGGATCCGGCTGTACGCTGAGCTGGTGATCGCCGACGGCATGGATCTCGAGGCGTACGAGGAGCGGATCTCATACATGCGCGGGGCGAGCAGCAAGTTCGCCGCTGCGTACGCCGTGGCCGAGCGAATCCGCGATCTTGGCAAGAAACTCGACGACCCCAAGTGGGGGGTGGAGGCAGCGAGGAAGCTGTTGTTGCTGGAGCCGGTTTATCCGCAGATCGACAGCAGCGGGTTTCTGACTCCGAGAGGATTGGTCGCTCGTGTGGCGGACCTGTTCGAGAAGGCCAGCCGCGACGGAAAGTGGCAGCTCGAAGCCGTCCGAAAATTGCTTCTGTTGGAACCGCTGATGAAAGAAAAAGGGCTGCTCTAACCGAGCAGCCCATCTAGCAAAATTTCTAACAACTTAAAGATACTAAAAAAAACTTAACGTACTCATTGACCTCTATATTAATTCAGAAGAAATAACCAAAAAGACGTTGAGAAACCTTTGAGGACTGTATGACTACGCATGCTGAAGCCGAGGGCGCGATAGGCGGATTCGAGCAGCTTCGCGGCGTCGGGCTTCAGCCTGCACGCCTCCCGCAGCGCCCGGCCCGCCAGGTCGCAGTTCCACCGGACGCCGGTCGCTTTGGCGCGCGCCTGCTGGCGCTCGGCGGCTGCCATGACGCGCTCGCGCATCATGGCCGTCGTCCAGCCGTCGGGCTTCGCGCCCGTCAGCGCCGGCCGCGGCACTTCCACCTGCAGGTCGATCCGGTCGAGCAGCGGCCCGGACAACCGGGCGCGGTAGGCCGCGATGCGACCGGCGGAGCAGGTGCAGCGCTGCTCCTCGCTCTCGTGCAGATGGAAGCCGCAAGGGCACGGGTTCATCGAGGCGGCGAGCATGAAGCGCGCCGGGAAGCGGAACACCGCGCGGGAGCGGGCGATCGTCACCTCGCGGTCCTCCAGCGGCTGGCGCAACGCCTCGAGCGCCTGGCGCGAGAACTCGGGCAGCTCGTCGAGAAACAGGACGCCCTCGTGCGCGAGCGTCACTTCTCCGGGCCGCGGCACCGGGCCGCCGCCGATCAGCCCGGCGGCCGAGATCGTATGGTGGGGCGAGCGGAACGGCCGCGTGCGAATGAGCGACACTTTCCCGGTGCCGAGCTTGCCCGCCGCGCTGTAGATTTTCGTGACGTCCAGCGATTCCTCCCCGGTCAGCGGCGGCAGGATGCCCGGGATGCGCTTCGCGAGCATCGTCTTGCCCGTCCCGGGCGGGCCGGAGAGAAGCAGGTTGTGCCGTCCGGCCGCCGCCGTGAGCACCGCCCGCTTCGCCGTCGGCTGGCCGATCACGTCGGCGAAGTCGAGTTCCGCGAGAAGCGGATCGCCGCCGCCTTCTTCGCGCGGCCGCCCCGAACCGGACTCCGGCACGAACCGCAGCGCGCCCCAATCGGGGTGCGCGAGCTGCGACAGATGCGTGACGGCGAACAGCTCCATGCCGCCGATCAAAGCGGCTTCGGCCGCGTTGCCCGCCGGCAGCAGCACCCGCCGGATGCCGCGCCGCTTCGCCTGCTCCACCATCGGCAGGACGCCGGGGACGGCGCGCACTTCGCCCGACAGCGCGAGCTCGCCGATGACGAGCATGCCCTTGAGCAGCCCGCCGTCCAGCTGGCCGCTGACGATCAGGATGCCGGCGGCGATCGCGAGATCGAACGCCGTCCCTTCCTTGCGCTGGTCGGCCGGCGCCAGATTGACGGTGATGCGCTGCAGCGGGAACTGAAATCCGCAGTTCTTGACGGCGGCACGCACCCGTTCCACCGATTCGCGCACGGCGGGGTCCGGCAGCCCGACGACGTTCACCTGCGGCAGCCCGGGCGAAATGTCGGTCTCGACGTCGATCCAGAGCGCCTCCACCCCCTGCACCGACGCGCAGCAGATATTCGCGTACATGACAAAAAGCACCCCCATCGACCGGATGAAGGTGCTTCCTTACGCTCCGAATGTTTTTGATTTCCACGCGATACCAATTTAGCGGAAGCGCCCGGTCTTGTCAATCCCGCCTTCGGGTCAAACTTCGTTTCGTTCGCGCTTTGCGATCATTCCGATAGCAAAAAGCGCTCGTTCCTCTCGACAAAAATAAGGCAATCGAGGCGAATTCGTGATACAATAGGG